GTGAGACCAAGATCACTAGTCTGCTTGGTATACTCGTCAGGCAAGTTATAAGTTAGTGGTTTTGAAATATTCGCCATGATAGTAATCTCTTATTTAATCCTTGGTTTTCTTTGCTGTATTATTTATAAACTATGAAAGAGCATATCCACGTTCGGATTGCTTGTATGAAATACGAATCATACCAGGGTTTCCGTGTTGACCTCGGCAGCAACCGCCACCACATGTCCATGCAGAAGGACCGCCAGTGCCAGGAACATAGTTCTTTTCACTAAATGATCCACCCCAACCAAGTTGAGCTGTTGCCCAGTGATTGAGACAATATCCACAACCAGAACTTTCGCATTGAGTACCAGGCAACCAACCACCTTTACCATTAACTAGACCACCTGGATAAGGAACAAGTTGCTTGTTCCAGCACTGATTTGTATGACACCAGACTTGACCAGCACCAGGGTTGCCATATGCACCGCCACTAGCACCATAATACAAAGCACAAGGACCATTACAGCAAACATTGCAAAGAGTAGCCCAGTTGCAGCAGCACATCTGACAGCAAGAGCAACCTCCATAACCACCGTTTGCACAGAAATTAGATAGACCGTAACCAGTAATATATGTTTTACTACCTTCTTGACCACAAGCAGGACCCTGCCTTGATCTACCACCCTGACCAATCTCTAGTGTATAAGCGCATCCAGGAACTACATCAGAACCAGATAGCATCTTATATGCATAAGCACCAGAAGAACCAGGTACAGCACGACTACAGCAACAACCGTCGCCACCGCCGCCACCAGCACCCCAAAGCTCAAAAATAATTTGGGTAGTATTAGCAGGAACTTTCCAATCTGGATAGTCATAGTAACTATAGTTACTAGTCCAATCTTGGCAAGTAGCACCACACTGTGCAGTGAAGTACATCGTTCGCATTCCTTGACTAGGATATGCGGGTAGTTTAGTTGTAGGATCTGCTGCGGCTAACCCTTTAATTGAGTCAGTTGTTACAATCCCGAGCAGATCGCGTAAATTTGAGTTAGGCATCGGTTTTCCTTGTTATATGCTATTTAGAAATTAGTTACAGAAGTGGTATGCACAGTCGCGGTTGACTCCCATCCAACAAGAACAGTAAGTGATTTTAATCAATCCACCATGTCCTCTATATCCGTAACAGCATCCGCCACCACAAGATGTTGCAGCAGGACCGCCTACACCAGGTAGTGTTGCATTGCAATTAGCGTTAAATGCCCATGGAGTAGTTCCTTGACAGAAAGTACCTTCATTGATACAAGCATTTCCTTTTACGTTGGAAATTAGGTGTCCGCCTTCGCCATCAAATAGACGTGGTGGATAAGCCATTCCCTGCTTCGCCCAGCAGTTACTTGATGTATTGTAAGTTCTGAAGAATCCTGGATGTCCTTTGATGTTTTCGTCGCCACCGTATGCAACAGCACCATCAGTAGCAGGATCGTATCCACCACAACCTGTCCAGTAAACTCTATCCAGGCATCTGAAAGTAGTATCCCAGTATGCATAACAGCAAGTCTTTCCTGGTACACCACCTTCAGCACAGAAGTTGCTACCAAGAGCAGTTTGTGCTGCGCTGTTTTTACCACAGACGTAAGACTTACAACCTTGAATACCACAGCAACACTGTGAGCAGCAAGTGGGTGAACCTACTTGCAAGTAGTAGCACCATCCACCTTGAATTTGTGGATACTGTAGTGTCTTTCTACTGTAAGCACCAGATCCACCAGGCATACCCTGCTGGCAGCAGCAAGCGCCACCACCAGATCCGCCACCACCCCAAATCTCAAAAGTAATCTGTGTAGTACCACAAGGTACGCACCAAAACTCTTGGCAGTAAGCACGATAAGAATTATCGCAACTTGTATTACAGTGGGGAGCAAAGTTATAAACTTTACCATCTCTAACTTTTTCGTAACTGCCGTACTGACCAGCAGTTTCTAGAACCGTGGAATCGAATTCCTTTCCTAGGAGACCTCGTAAATTTGACATTAGTTTATACCTTGCAGAACCATGTAACTTTAACTAGACCTGCAGCGCCTTCAGAGGAGCAACAGCAACCACCACCAAATGTGTCGGAGGAGAATCCACCGTGACCAGGAGGACCGTTTCTGAAGCAATCTCCAGAGATACCACCATTATTGCCACTAATCCATAGTGTTTGTTCTCTACCACAAGTAGCCATACACTTGTGTCTTTGGTGGTTGAATGTACCAAACTTACCATCTTGGTAAGGAGCAAATGGTGAGGAGTATTTCATCATACACCAGTTACCACAGTCTTGGCAGTCCATCTGGTTGTATGATCCAACCTGACCCCAATATTCATGACCAAACTCACAAGCAGCATCACGCTTGGTACGTGACTCACTGTATTGATCAGCAGACTTATCACACTGCCATCTGCAATGTGGTTGACCTGTCTGCCAGTTCATTCTGAACTGACAACCCCATCTAGAGGAACCGCCACCGAAGCAGCAAGAATAACCGTGACAACCACCGCAAGCGCAGAAGTTATCAAGACCAGGACCAACAACATATGATTTGCATCCATCAAAACCACCGTTGCCTGGATGTCTACAAGTAATAGAACCAGAACAAAGGCAATAGCAACAATTGTCCAATTTGTCTACACCTTGTGCAGCTGCACAAAGAGTGTACTTATTGTATTGACCAGAATATCCATTAACTCCAGACATACAGCAGCATGAACCGCCGCCGCCTCCACCGCCGCCCCAAACTTCAAACTGTACCTTACAGACACAGCAGGATGGAACGCACCAAACAATTTGTTGGTGAGCATAATCATGAACGCTACCATATTCATAGCAGTGTTTTCCACGCCACCACAATTGGTGGGCGTTTTGTGGACCGTAATACGTTGCTACTGGAATGCCATCTGTTGTGGCAACATCCAGTAGATCTCTTAAACTAGACATCTGTCAATACCTCCCTATTAGTATTAGTTAGAAAGGATCGACCAACCGTAAGAAGATCCAGTGTAGATTAGTTCAAGTGATGCATTCTTAATGTCAAAATCTAGGTCTTCTGCCAGGTTGGCAATTTTATTACCATTTCTAGCGATAACTGCTTTTGTTGTTCCACACTGACCAGCGGCGTCAATTAGATTGACACGATCACCTGCAGATGGATTGGCAGGAAGAGTAAGTGTAAGTTCTGTACCAGCTACAGTATCAATCAGAAGAATTTCTCCTGGAAGAATACTGTGATTTGCGGTAATTGCTACTGTGTATCTTTGCGAGATAACTTGTGATAGGTTGCGTCCCATTGTTCTTATAACTCCTTTGGATTATTTATCAAGCCTCTTCTTCTACGCCATACGCCGAAACGCTGACGTTCGCGGTATCAGAAAGTACCACGAGGTTCTTGGTTGATTGCAACGCAATACCAGTTCTCTCCAGAATTCCGTATCCTGCAATTTCTGCATTATACTCAATGTATTCTGCACCAGTTGGAGTTCCAGTAGCAGAAATAGCAACACGAACGCTAACAGCTGTAGCGTTGGTGTTGACGATGTTGAAGTTTACGTATGCAACAGTTGCTGCAGGGACTGTGTAAACTGTAGTTAGTGTGTTAGCTGAAAGGGAAGCTTGTGTCCCCAGGATGCCAGAAGCCATGTTGATTACTCCTTAAATGTTCCGAATGTCGTAGTTTATCTGTAATATTTATAAAGTGGGGATCACATTGCTCCCGCCCAGAAAGTGAAGCCTTTCGTCTTCGTTTTAGTATCAACGTAAGTCTTAACTGCCTTCTGTGTAGGAACTTTAGCGTTACTATTAGCGGACAGTGTAATGTCGCTGGAGAATTCATCAATTGATTCACCAATTTGAGCACCGATAGAACCGAGTCTCAAGGATGATAGACCAGAAAGATCGAAGGAAGATGCATTCAAGGTTGTGCTACCAGTTGACTGGTTAACCTTAAAGTAACGACCAACGGTAAAGTTACCATCTTGGTCAGTTGAAACATAGAATACACGACCTGGGAAATCTTCAGTAACTTCGTTGCCAGGTGCAGGTGCCGAAAGCGGCAGACCAGGCCAGTTAGTTTGTGTCTTATTACCAGTACCGATATCTAGGAAGTCATGACCAGTTAGTCTAACTTGTGAATAAAGATATCTAACTCTAGTTAATTGACGATCATAAGATGGAGTTGGTTTTGTTTCTGCAAGAACAATGGTAACAGTACCAGTTGTAATTGTTGTAGATGTAGCAACCTGCATAAACTCACTATCAATCTTGATGTAATCTGCTGATAGAGTACCAGTTGCACTCTCAACCAAGATGATTGTATCACTAGCAGTGAGGTCTCTAGCAGTTGTAGTTTGACTAGGAACCTTAATCTGAAGTGCTCTAACAACAATACCAGATGTATGTGTAGAAGCAGTAGTTCCTTCTACTCCTCTAACAACAGTAACTGATGTTGCGGTTGGGAAAGCAACAACTTCCATCATTTCGTTTCCGATAATGATATAACCGCCAGTGTTAATACCAGTAATAGAAGAAACTTGGATAGTTACATCTGCTGCACCACTAATAGGTGCAGATAGAGATGTTGCAGTACCAGTTTGATACCTAGTAATTGTGCTTAAACCATCATGAGTTGCAGCAGCAGAACCTAGAAGTGCTCTAGTTACTGTTAGTTCGCCACGACCTTCTGGTGCGTTATAAGAAGAGTTTGCAACAACATATGTAAATTGATCAGCACCTGCACCACCAGGACCAGTTACGTATTCAATCGAACCACCTGGATCTGGAGCAGAAGTCATGCCGCCAAGAACAAAGGTAAATCCGTTTTGTCCTTTTTGTGCATCGGAGTTGTTGACAAGAGTTGTCGTTGCTCCTGATGTTTGACCAGTAACAACTTCGTTCTGGACGAATGTTCCCTTAAGAGGACGGAATAGAATCTTATCTGCAGAAGGTTGGAAGCTAGTAACTTCACCAACAGCACCAGATGTACCACCAATCATCTGCTCACCTTTGTCAAAAGATGTGGAAGACAATGTGGTCAGATCGTAGTTCAGTTCTAGACCATCGACAAATCCGTCGAGAGTAGTTTCACTTTCGTTGAAACCAGAAGATACAATAGCGTAAGTACCCCATGAAGAGTTACCTGCAAGAGATCTGATTCTACCGCCTCTAGTGGAGCAGTAAGAAACGTGACAGTAGTATGTGAAACAGGATACAATTTCAGCAGCGCCGTTGTTTGTAATCCAGAAACCTACACCACCGTTCTCGTGGATGTTAGTCCAGGAGTCAAAAACGATTGACTTGTTGGAAGGAGTTCCAGTTCCGTCATACTTGTCATGAACACTACCGTCAACGATAGCACCAACACCAGTCTGTGAGAACGCAGAACACTGCGAAACATATGGAGACTTGGTGATTGGGGAGTTAGGGTTAAGTCTTACAAATACACCCTCAATAGTTGCGGTGTTAAGATCCTTTGGATCGGATGATGAAGGAACGAATCCTGCCATGCCATCCATAACCATATCTTTCAACATCGATCTGCTAGACAGATAGAATAGTGTTGAGTTCTCGTTAAGAATTGGTGCAACTTGATTGATTACGATATCAGTAGCACCAACCTCATAGGTATCCGAAACTGTCCAATCACCACCAGTAATAGGCATGATATCAATAGTACCGCCACCATCTTTAACATCGATGATTTGTGCAGTCTTATCGCCAGCACCGTTGGTGCATGTTTCGCCAATAACTCTCAAGGCAGCATCAGGAACTTGAGCTAGTGTCAGTTTCTGTGTAGAAGAATTTGAACCAGTGTTTGGTTTGATAACAGTAGTTCTCATGTTATCACCAATGATCGAGATATTCTCGGGAACGAACATTGGTAGAGTTTCGTTATAAGTACCTGCCTTAACGTAAATAGTTGCAGGTCCAGTAACGTTATCTAGAGCATAACGTAGTGAACCAAATGACTTGGTAATATTTTCGCCACTGTTTAGATCACTGCCATTGACAGTAACATAGTAAACAGGATCGGTTGCATTACTCTTTTCCCAAGCAGGGTAACCGTTGGAATCAACTGTCAGAACTTGACCGCTGGCTCCAATAGGTAGTCTGGCAGCACCAGAACCCGAAATATAAAGAACATCACCAGCATCTGTCAAGACGTTGGATTGAGCTCCTTGAGTTAGGGAGTTCCAATAGTCTCCATTAACGTCTGTCTCTGGAGGATTGTTAGTAGACTCGGCAACACAGATGTAAGAGTTGGATGCTCTGGAGATTGCATCACCAGGCTGATATGTTTCTGTCGAACTCCAAACACCTCTCCATGTGAAACCACCAACAACGAAGTCCCAATCAACAGAAGCATCTGATGGTGTGGAATTGGTATTGGTTGTTTTAGCAACGTATGAGTTACCACCAAGTAGTACAACGTCACCAGGTTTGTATCCTGTTGAAGGACTCCATGTACCAACAACTTTAAAACCAGTTGTTAGAATTTCCCAACTAGGGCCAAGGTTGTTTGGTGCAGCACCTGTGGAAGTAGCAAGGGCAACATAAGAGTAACCACCAAAGGTTACAATGTCGCCAGCTTGATACTCGGTGTTAACATCCCAGGAATCTTCAAACTTAAGTCCATTGACATAAGAGATGAAGTTTGCTGCTGCAAATGTACCGCTAGCGGTATGGGCAACGATTACTCGATACTGATCGTTACCGTACTTTACGATATCGTTTAATTTGTAGAAGGTTGCATCTGCCCAATCTCCACGATTGAAAATGCCTTCGGTATGGACTTGCCATCTAGCGCCATCGCCCGAATACCACTGCGCTTCGTTTGATACCGACGTATGATTGGAAACACAAACATAGGTGTTTGCGCCAAACTTTACGATATCATCGATAACGTATGCAGTTGCGACTTGCCAATCGCCCCTCCAATTAAACTTAAGTCTGCCTAATCTGAAATCTGCCATGTTTATGCTGCCTTATTATTTGGGTCCTTCGGTGGAATAATCATAATTTTCATTGAAACGAATTACAAAGTATCCGTCATCATCAACAAAATAGCTAATCTTACGACTATCAAATCTATACTGTTGGTATTTATCTTGCGGATTATTTGAATATGACTTCTCTTCTGTAGTTTCTTCTACGTAGTCATACGCACCAGTTGCAATATCAAGATAGGAACTTCCATCTAAACGAAAGAAATCACCTGTCTCGTCATCAATACTTCTAATTTTAGTGTAACGTAGCATTCCATCAGCATCCCTACGTAAAGCATGGATACTAAAGTCGTTGCCTAGGGTGTAATTATTGGAAGATACAGATGTTCCCCCACCACCTTGTTGTTGATAGCTGTCGCTAATAAACATTGTCATACAATTACTCTCCAGTAGTTACCGTCCCAAATTAGTTGCACTCTCGCTCCTTTCAAGTCAAATACTAAAGGACTGGAAACAACTCCAAATGTATTTTGGAATTGTCTGCCAATTGGATCGACGATTGTTACATTATTTGTATCCCATGAAAAATTAATATCAATGAACTCCAACGTGTCCCCTGATTTAGGAACCAATTGATTGTTATATAGAGGCAAGGTTAGAGTTAGTGGTCCTCCTGATGTGTCTACGAGATATCGAAGACTTGTTCCGAGTGTAACACTTGTGTTTAAATACTCCCACCTTGCACGAAAAACATCAAATCCACCATTAGTTGTCCCATCATGGACAACCGCCATATTTTTATCAGTATCAATTGTTAACTCACCTTGCGCTCCCGCAAAATGAGCATGTTCGGCAGTAGTACCACGCCTAAATTGTACCTGGGTAGTCATTAAAATTAATTTAGGATACCGAGGTTATTTATATCATTAAATAATCCATCCGTATGTACGAGCTGGCGCAACATCAATCTTGACAGTTGCTGCGCTGCCAGTGATAAGGATATGAACGTCTGGTCTGTGCTGGAGTAGTGGGAAGTATCTGGAATGTACTCTGACATTGATGGATCCAGTACCAAAGATACGTAGAGAAATGCCGATGATGGTATCGACATCGACTTTGATTTGACCTGATCCTTCGTAACCAAAGGAACGAAGAACTTTCGCTTCGCCATCGGTTGCAATTTCTGTGCCTTCTTCTGGTGGGTTGGCAGTTGTTCTCTCGTCTGCGATACCCGAGAGTTGAATTTCTGTCTGACCAGGGTAAGGTGCTTTGTTGAAAGATTCTTGTGCTTCTCCAGAAATCTTGATTTCTGCTTCGCCAACATATGCCTTGGTGATAGCAGGTTTGACCTGACCGAGGAAGTCGAAAATTGCGACGTTCTCGTAAGTAATTGTTCTGGATTCTGCTGCACTGGCGAATGCATATAGATCTCCAGATCCAGTAAATGCTCTTGCTCTTGGTGTAGCAGCAACACCAGAAAGATTGACATCTGCAAGCAGACTTGGTACATAGGCAACTCTTTCTGCTGCTCCAGAGAACGAGAAGATAGAACCAAAGAAAGTTTCTGCATTGGCAATTCTTTCTGTTGCTTCTCCAGAAAGAGTGAAGAGAACTTGTTCTCCAACATAGTCGTATGCAACTTTCTCTTCGCTTGTAACGAAACTGAATAGGTTGCCTTCGCCAACATGAGAGAGGGCGATGGCAATGTTCGCTTCGCCAACAATATCGTAGAGACCTTCTGCTGGTGGTGCAACTGCTCTGGATTCCGATGCACCATTGAGTGCGAATAGAGAACCAGTTCCAACGTAAGCACGAGTAGAACGTAAGGTTGCAATACCAGATGCAGAGAATAGAAGCTGTCTCTCCAGAGGATTGACAGTAAGGGATTCTGCTGCACCAGAGAATGTACCAATGTGGATCTGACCGATATAGTCTCTTGCAGATCTTTCGACGCCAACACCACTGATGGTTGCAGTGCCTTCGCCAGCAGGAGGAACAGCGACAATATGAACTGTAACTGGTTCTGCAAATAGTGCCAGTTCGACTCTCTTGACTTCCGATACTGCAGAAGCAATTGTTGCACGACCAGTGAAGGAGAAGAGTGCATCTTTCTCCAGTGGGTTGAACGTAACAGACTCGGCAGCGCCAGAGAATGTACCGATGAGGACACGTACAACCTCGTCTCTTGCAACACGCTCGACTGCAGTACCACTGACAGGAATGACACCTTCGACATTCCAGTTCGGGGTGAACCTGATATCTGCTGCTTCTGGGTAGATTCTGATCTGACCAGTACCAACAAACGCATTGGTTCTTCTTTCTGTAGCGATGCCTGTAACATCGAAGAGTAGATCTCTTTCCAGAGGATTGAAGGTGACTGCTTCTGCAGCACCAGAAAGAGTTGCAATGTTGCCATCGCCAATAAAGTCTCTTGCTCTTGTGGTAGCAGCAACACCACTAATCTTGGATAGAGTCTGTGGTTGCTCTGCAAAGGTGAGAAGTGCGGGAGTTGCAGATCCTCTGAACTTGAAGAGGGAACCAAAGAAGATCTCTCTGAATGTTGCTTTCTCTTCTGCAAGACCAGTAACATTGAGATGAGCGGTGAACTCTGGAAGTCTCTTGGTAACAGACTCGGAAGTGAATCCATTGGAGAAGATGGCACCAGTTCCGAGATATGCATCGGTTTGTCTTTCGACTGCTGTGCCACTGGTGACAATGCGAACTGTTGGTTGTTCTGCAAATGTACGTAGAGGAGTAGCAATCTCTCCAGAGAGAATGACATGTGTTGTAATATCTGGAGGATTGAATCCAAATGCTTCGACTGCAGATCCACGGAAGAGAATGTCTCCATCTCTGACTGGAGGAATCTTGAATGTGATGGATTCTGAAGTGAATCCTCCAGAGAATAGAGTACCGAATCCACCATATACATCGACAAATCTTTCTTCTGCAATACCACTGACAGGAACAACCCCGAATGGTTGTTCTGCAAATGTACGTAGAGGAGTAGCAATCTCGCCCTGAAGCTTGATCTCTGTTCCTTTGACTTGAGGTGCTGCAGCAAATCTTTCTCCTGCAACTCCACCCATGGAGAACAGAAGTTGTCTTTCCAGAGGATTGACAGTAAGGGATTCTGCTGCACCAGACAGTGCTGCGATTCGACCAAAACCAACATAACTGGGAACAAATACTTCGCCAGCCTGACCAGAGATTGTTGCAGTACCAAATGGTTGCTCTGCAAACGTGAGGATCTCTGGTTCGGTTGTTCCAGATACAGAAAGAAGAGCAAATCCAGAGTATGCAATCGTTGCCCTGACTGATCCACGACCAGTAAAGTCGAACAGAGTAAAGAATGGATCTGGACTTGCTGTTCTGGATTCTGCAGCGCCGATAAGAACAGAGAGTGAACCAGAACCATTGAAGTTCGGGATGAATCTCTCGGCAGCGTTGCCGCTGACCTTGATAAGATTTCTCTTCTCCTCTGCAACAGCAACTGCTTCGACTGCACCAGATAGTCCAAACAGTGAACCAGATCCATCGTATGCTGCAGTTGCTTTCTCTGCTGCTGTTCCAACAAAGTCAAACAGACCGAATAGATCATCTGGACTTGCAGTAACTGCTTCTGCAGCTCCTGACAACGTAGAGATAAATCCAGATCCAGCGTAGGATGGTAAGTATTTCTGACCAGCAATGCCACGTAGAACGATAGTGTTCTCTTGGAATCCTGCGAATGCAACTGCAGAAGATGCTCGACCATCCAATCTGATAACGCCACCACCATTGAAATTGGGGGTGTAACTGGTATCGGCAAATCCAACAAAGTCAAATAGACCAGTAAGATTATCTGGACTGAAGGATACTCTTTCTGCGTAAGCAGTGCCAGTAGTTGTGAATAGAACTCCATCCCCACTGTGGACGTTGGGAAGTCGTATTGAAGCTTCGCCACCAATCTTGAGGGTTGGTTTGTCGAGAACTGCGATATGGCGCAGATTGATGACAACCTTGACTCCACCTGAAAGTCCAGTGAACTTGAACAGATGACCCATTGGGTAGATCGACCTCTCATATTGAGGATCGATGATTGTGCCATAATCTTCTGTTGCATCTGGAAGATTGTTTGCACCAGGAAGACCAGCGAGATTGGCAGTCTCGATGAATCCATAATCAATGAAGTCTCCACCACCACTCTCGACCAGATTAAAGAGTTTGTCATCCTTGTAGTCTTCAATGACTTTGGATGCATGGTTAGCAATGACCCAAGAGTCAATGACAGGAGAAGCAACAAATCCGTAATCTACATCAACGTAGAGATCGGTAGAAGATTGGTTATAGCTGTATGTTCTTCTATCGTCAGCGTTGGAGAATCCGAACAGATTTCCACGAGCAGGAGGATTGACTGCTGCACGTTCGACCAGTTGACCGAAGATGGATACGTTACCAGATCCATTCCAGTTAGGAACGAATGCAACAGCTGCAGATCCACTGACTTGTAGATGTGTTGTAATATCTGGTGGGTTAGCACCAAAGACTTCAGCAGCACCATTAACTGCATATAGAGTTCCAGTGGATTGATATCCAAAGGTACGTCTCTCGTCAGAGGATACGAAGTTGAATAGATCACCAGAACCAGCAAATGTCTTGGTGACGCTATCTGCAACCTCGCCAGTAACATCGACGAATATATCAGAAGTCCACTTGGGTGGAACGCTGACGATAGTAGCGACATTAATCTTGATGTCACCAGAACCAATATGAGTACGTGTTCTGGATGTTGCTGCTTCACCTTCAACCAGGAAGTCTCCCATCGCATAGCGGGAGATGGATTCCATGATGGAACCATAATCTTCTCTAACAGTCTCGGGCGCATCTTCGCCACCGAGAAGAATGAATCCGTAATTCAGATAAGATCCAGAAGTAGAACCACTTTCTACTAGATCAATAATTCTGTCGTCCTTGCGACTCTCAATGGTTTCATTAGCAATAGATTGAATCGTAATAGATTCAATTGGAGTAGCGGCAACAGATCCATAGTTACGATATTCAAAGATATCATTGGATGTACTACTGTAATGATACGCAACTGCCTCGTCAGCAGTCTCAAAGTTGAATAGAGTTCCAGATCCTTTATAATGATCGGTCTGTCTCTCAACTAATGTACCCGTGAGAGTGGCAATACCACTACCATTCCAGTTAGGTGTGAAGCTGACCCTAGCAGCGCCTGTAAGGGGTAGTAACGCCGTGGAGTCGGGATAGTCAGCACCAACCGATTCAGAAGCACCAGAGATGGCATAGAGGGCACCAGAACCATTGTATGCATATGCTCTCCTGTCTTCTGCATTGTTGAGGTTGAATAGTACGCCTTCTCCAACAAAGCTTCTTGCACGAGGTGTATCACCTTTACCACTAACTTCAATTTGGATATTAGCAATCCATCTTGGTTTGGTTCTACCACGACCTTCAACGAATGCAAATAGACTACCAGTTCCAATATGAGTACGTGTTCGAGTAGATGCTGCTTCGCCCTCAAACAAGAAGTCTCCCATTGCATAACGGGAAATAGATTCCATGATGGAACCATAATCTTCTCTGACAGTTTCTGGAGAATCCTTGCCATTGAGGAGAATGAAACCAGAATCTAGGAACTGACCGACACTAGATCCAGCAACAATTAGATCAATAATTCGTTCGTCTTTACGACTCTCAATAGTCTCATTAGCAATAGACTGGATCGTAATAGAATTGATCGGTGTATCAGCGACCGATCCATAATTGCGATAGTTGAATATCGCATTAGATGTGCTGCTGTAGTGATATGCAACTGCCTCGTCAGCAGTCTCGAAGTTGAATAGAGTTCCAGAACCTTGATAGTGATCAGTCTGTCTCTCGACTGATGCACCTGTAAGAGTTGCAACACCTGTACCATTCCAGTTAGGTGTGAAGCTGACCCCAGCAACGCCTGCAATAGGCAGCAACGCTGTAGAGTCAGGATAGTCAGCACCAACCGATTCGGAAGCACCAGAGATGGCATAGAGGGCACCTGAACCGCTGTATACATATGCTCTGCGATCTTCGCCGTTGTTGAAGCTGAATAGATTGCCTGAACCCTTGTGAAGAAGACTGAAGTTTGTCTTCGCAGCACCAAAGATTCCAATCTGAACATAGGCAATCCATCTTGGTTTGGTTCTACCAATACCTTCTCCAAACGAGAACAGTACACCTGAACCAATAAAGTTGGGAGTGAATACTTGCTTGGCAGTACCACCGATTGGGAACAGACCGAATGGATAATCTGTCTGATTGGTAAGAATCTGACCCCAGTCGAGTCCGACAGTAGAGGGAGTCTGCTCACCGTCAGTGAGAATAGTACCGAAGTCTAGGAATGCACCAGAAACAGATCCAGATACAACTAGATCAATAATCCTTTCGTTTGCACGACTTTGGATTGTATCATTAGCAATCGATTGGATCGTAATCGAATCAATTGGTGATTCTGCAACCGATCCAAAGTTCTCATAGGTAAAGAAATCGATGCTGGAATTGTTGTAATCCCAGACAACTTTTTCTTCTGTAGAAGAGATGCCAAATAGAGTTCCTTCACCGACATAATCATATGTCTGTTTGAAGGTGGTTGTACTGATATTAAACAGCACACCAGAACCAACCCAGTTGGGTCTGAAGCTGATACCAGCATCACCATGGACGTTGAATAGTGTCTTGCGATCTTCTGGGGATGTCTTAACAACAGCCTCACCAGCAAAGCTACCGCTGAATAAGGTGCCGAATACATTCCAGTTAGGAGCATACGCAATTTTAGTGTCACTACGAAGGGGTAGTAGTCCCTCCGTAGCAATCGCAGGTACATAATGAGTGTTGGCAGTGCTGGATACTCGCAGCGTACCCGAACCGATCCATGGGGCATCCAGTCTGTAAGTAGATCCTCCGAACTCCCAGACGGTTCCAGAACCAACCCACGTCTTGATAACAGACCACTGGGTGAGTGAATGGAAGTGTGTTCTTCCCATCGTCTCGATGTTTGAAGTATCGGTAACAAGACCCCAATCGTCTTGTGCTACTGCCTCTACTTCTAAAATGCTACCATAATCAAATTGACTGACGACTCCGCCGTCTTCTGTCAGGTTGATTATTTGATCATCTTTATAGTCTTGAATGATTTTGTTTGCATGGTCTGCAATTACCCAGTATGCTAGACCTATTGAACCAAAATCTAATTTAATAAACTCGTTTAGTACCGACGCTGTATAGCTGTAAGAAATTACCCCCAGTGCTTCGTAAGCAACAAACTGGGGAACTCTTCCAGTACCAGTGTAGGAGAATACCATTAACTACGGTCAAGTTAAAAAAATAGGGGGATCGCCAGTGAAGCAATCCCCCCATAATATAGAACTCAATTTGAGTATATCAGTCGAGGCTGACGTTCAGGGTGACTTTGATTTGGTCACCAGCATTTTGAATCGCGTATGGACCATTCGTGAATCTTTCAGCGAAGAAGATTGCGCTGTAAAGAGTTAGTGAACCAGTGCCGTTTAGTGCCTTGGTTGTAGTGAAGGTGTTAGCATCAATTACATCGAATACGGTGTAGGTGCTAGCAGTTGTGGTGCTGTTACCAGTACCCTGGTCGATATAGACGGCATCGCCTTTGACAAGACCGTGACCAGTTGCAGTTACCTTACTGAAGTCAAATTCAACTTCGTCATTGCTGTTAGACGGCTGAATGTTGTCGATCAGTGCGTTGTTTAGATAAACAGTGACTGTTCCATCCGTCAAAGAACCATCAACGTATACCTGATGATCGATACCAGTGATGATAGTTGCAGCGTCGATGCCATTAGGAGCACCGCCAATAACACCAGCAGTACCAGTCTGTGAGACTGTCATGCCGACAGTTAGATCTTCACCGACTTCTGCTTGGAATACACCGTTACCAGAAGCAGCACCAGTGAGTGCCTTGTCTAGATAAACAGTGGTTCCTGCGATACCAGCAATTCTTGCGCCAGTAGCAATACCAGTACCAGTTAGTCTCTGACCAACTGCAAGACCTGCAGTAGAACCAACAGTTACGGAGAACTCACCAGAAGTACCAGTGATGGTAGTGGTGTTAGAAACAGCAGCAAGAACGAAATAGTCATTGCCGATAGTACCACGGATACCAGTCTTACTGATAGTTGTTCCAGCGGCTGCAGTGCCTGCATCGAGAACACCGTGAATGGTGGTAGGCATGTTGTTAGCACGAACAAGCATGTAACCATAAACATCACCAGCAGCACCATCAAACGTGAAGGTTTGCTCGGGGTAAGAAGCAGTCGTTCTGCCAGCACCAAAATCTAGGTTTTGGTTGGAGAATGTACCAGTGTTCTTGACGCTCAATAGGAGAGTTAGACCGTCGATATCGACGACATATGCACCAGTACCAACGTCGCCGCCAGTTACGTAGTCGCCTTTTTTAATACCAGTATTTGAAGCAACGGTGACTGTGTACTCGTCAGTAGTACCAGAACCAGCGACAGCAGCAACTGCAGCAGCTTGTAGGGTCTCGATTGTCCAACGAGTTCCGTTCAGCAGAATTCCATACTGGTTAGAATAATCCTGATCAGTTCTATTATTTTCAACTTGATGATACCCTGTGGTGGGTCCAGAACCATATCCCAACGTGTTGTTGTTGGTGTAGGGCTCGTAATATCTTGTTTGTGAAGGCGTGTCGCTTTCAGCTGGATATGTATTTGTTGTGAACAACTTCAGAATTAAGTTTCTAGGAATCTCCTGATTGTAATTCAGTAGATTACGTAGAGAATCAATTTCACCGTTGTCGGTTACTAGCAGTGCCATGTAAACTCTCCGTGTTTATCTCTCGATTTATTGTTATTTATATCGTGTAGTATTTATAGTTTCAATTTCAATGAGACCATGCATCGTGAAATGTTGATCGAATAATTTACTCTGAATTGAAATATATCTCCTGCATTCACGGTAGTGTTCCAGGTAGACAGGCTGTCATCTTTGTTTTTTCTAGCCGTGCTACTATTTATGATTCCTAATGTAGGACGTTCAGTACCGCAAATAGATTGGAAATTGGGGAAATCATTAAAACTGCATTTCTCAATATCAACCTCAATATTACCTTCGCTATCAGCAAGGATAGTCCAGGATTCGATGATTCCAGTAACATCAACTGTCATGGTTCCTTTAGGACCATTCCCCATAGGAAAGGAACCACTGTCTATGACATAGTTAAGAGTTCTGGTTAGATCTGCTGTAGTAGCATATGCCACTCCAAAGAACTGTACACCTGCAGTTGGTGGTGTGCTGAAAACAATCTGATCGTTAGAAACAATGTAATCAACTCCAGGTGATAAAACAACATCACCTACAGAAATCATTATCTGTTCTTCATTCAATGGAGTATATGATTCTCCATTAACAATCAAATTGAATGTATCTTGAGTTCCATCAAATTGAGATGCCAGTGATTCAATCAGAAGATTAGAATTCTGTACTGACTTTGATGGAATCTGGTAGTTTACGTCAAGCTTATGCTGCGCTGGTAATTGCTTGCCAACACGATATGCATTGTTTCCAACCCTGACGTTATACTGTGCCATCAGGAAACTCCAGGACTTACTTCTGCGTTGCCCATAATCACTCTAGTTTTATAATCATTAGGATCAATGAGAATAATGTCATAGACATATCTTCTACGATCTAATGCTAGAGTTTCAGTATCTGTTAATGTAAGGGCAATTTCTCCTGTAGTTCTATTGACAAAATCTAAACTAAATGGAACCGAAGTTGTTGCAGAATAACTTTTTTTCATGACAGCAGAACCAGTGTACCCTGACATGTTTAGCGGGGTGCCATCTTTATTAGTGATGAAAAAGGTGACTGCAAAGTCTGCTCCTTTATCAATCAGTATGTTGACTGGTATCGCTGCCATCTGTACCCTTTTCTAGTATGTTAAGTGCTTCTAACCCGCCTTCTAGTTTAGTGCGATATTCACGCAACTTGACAAGTTCTTCCTCACCTCGCCTAATTTTAAGATCGTAATCAGCAAACTGTTTTTCAAATTCAGCTCGCAATTGTGTATTATCCATCAAAATATAACAAGTATTTTTATTTATGTCATATCAGGTAGGTCCATGCGATGACGACCTACAGCACTATTTACTCTTGGATACATCCCACCTGCAACTGGTCTTTTGCTATTATGTTTGATTCTGTGTACAAATGGATGACTGTCTTGATCTTGTGGATCAAAGTATGCGCGTAGATGTGTAGTGCCTGTTAATTCTGTATATTTAAAACCACCATTACCATTATTGCCACTAGAAATAACACAGTTTCCAAAAGAAATTTCATTAGATAAAGATGCGCCAGATGCACTAGGCGTATTCGACCAATTAAATCCGACGCCACCCGATGCTATACCTCTACATTTATTTGATGCTTTTGATAATAGTATTGATTTAGTCTGATCAGGAGTTGGCCAAGCATTGTTATACCAGAAGTATTCTTCCATGACTAGTGCTGCCTTTCCCACCACAGTTGGAGTAGCACAACTTGTACCAGAGAACATTCCCCACTTATAAGTTCCATATGTGGAACTAGGATACGAAGTCCATGTGTTAGCACCAAGACCTACAATATCAATTCCTGGTCCTCTATTTGAATATCCATCTAAACCAGGATAGTCTTGTGAGTTATAACCAGCAGCAACATCAATATTACTCTCTACACCATGTGGACCATATGATATAAATGGATACCATGTGGTTGTACTGGATGTGCTTTCCGAGTTAGAACTACCATAAACAATGTTGATAATAGAGTAATTTGAACCAGCATCAATATCTATACTTGTAGCAGTTTTAGTATTCTCTTTGTTAAAAGTTCCGCCGTTATTACCAGCTGCATTAATACAAACAATGCCATTACTCCAAGCACTGTCTAATGCAGATTTTAAAGAACTATAATCAAATTGTGATGGCATCACAACCATCCAAGAATAACTTGTAGTTGTTGGATTATATACTTTGAAGGGTATAATGTTTTCTTTTACAAATTCAGAAAAGTCTGATCCCCAAGTTCCTGGTCTACTTACCGTTGTTCCATCTGCTTTATTAATTTGGGATACACTGTCAATAGGAATTGCATGTCTTCTATCACGTAAGTATTGATACTCTGCAATTAGAATAGTTGGGTTAGGAACACCTGTCTCTGGATTATTTGGTTTTGCGTTATGCCAATCAATAGCAGCTTGAATACACTCTGTAGGGCTGTCACCCGATACCAAATACATTGCATAAAGATTTGCTTTCTTTGCAAATCCACAAATAGTTCCACCAGCAGCACTCAATACACCCATGCCATGATTAGTTAATCCACTGTTACCGCCTTCGTTAGTTGTAACTTGGTTATTAGCATCTGCTTCTAGATCAGGCCAATCCATTGGAATGAATCTAGATGATGTTCTAGTCGTCCAAGTAACAGTACCATTATCAGTACCTGCGTTATCTACGCTACCATCGGTGATGTTGCTACCACCATCAGCATCTCTGATCATAAATGGATGACCAGAAGCAGTTACATTAAAGATTAAAACATCTCCTTCCTGGATAGAAATGGGTGGATTGCTTCCATTGATAGCACCATTTCTATCATTACCAACTAGAGTATAAATTCCACTTCCACCAAAACTTACAGTAAAAGTGTAGGTATTTCTAGTCCCATCAGCAGGATCTACTGTGATGGTATTCTTCATATTTGAGTGTGCTTGACACTGATACCAATATGGATCTACTCTTGCATGAGAGTCATCTTCAGAAGATAACTTTTGAAAATCTGGATGTGTATCATGTGTGCCTGTATTACTTGCCCAATCTCCACCACTACCAGATTCTAGAGTAACGATGTCAACATGCTTTCCAGTCCATCTAGACTTATATGTGTATGCCCCTTGAGTAGAGAAACTATCATCATCTCTTCCTACAGTAAAAACCTCTCCACCACCGTCTAATGGTACAAGTTGATTACTGTCATAAAGAAATTGTACAGGAGCGTTGTCTTCCCCATTGCCAGTAGGAGATCTATAAGAAGAACTTGTACTAGATGTATACCACTTCGTCATCTCCTCTACTGATGGAGCAGTGGAAGCCTCAAAATCTTCTGGAATTTCTGTTGCCTGAAATACACTAGAATGTGAACGAAATGTTGTTATATAATCCTCTTCAACATTCATGACGATTAGATTGGGCATACTGCCCAACATATTCCACCAATCCGCTTCGGTCTCGGCATTAAAACTATCTACGAATTCTTGCTTGTCAGTTCCTTCTACAAGAATTACATCCAATAATACCTTCGCCATTTTATGCCTCTAGTTGTGTTACCGTTAGCTCTACGTTGATACCTTGTGTAGATCCACTTTTATTTACAACTTTCAAGTATACGTTTGTAGTTGGAGTGGCGTCATCGTTATATCCAATCAATGCTGGAGTAAACAATGCAGTTTCAGCAGATGATTGTGTAATTACTTCTGCAATTACTCCACTGCCAGGAGCAGGATCTTGTGTGATTACTCTACTAGCATCAGCAGTTCTAGTAGCAGAACTAATATACAAAGTTACCCATGCTGGTTGAGATACCTCAACTTTGTATAATGCATATCCTTTGTATGCAGTAATAGTAATATTTTCTGATGCACCATCTGAATGAGAACCACTAGTGGAAGCATTGAAAGTTTGTCTACTTCCTAGACTAGTACCTCCTCCGCCACCACCTCCACCGCCACCAGCGGCAGTGATAACACCATTAGCATCAATGTTAACTGTAGAACCATCTACCTTAACACCACCCAATACTGTGGTACTTGCTGTGGGTAATTGGAATGTATCCAGGGTTCCGCCACTGGATCTCCAGCTGGTTCCATTCCAGATCCAGGTTAACCCACCATC